TGATATGAAGAAGACACAACTTAAAGTGTCTAAGAAATGGAATACCATGATGAAGATGGTACAATACACAGGTCCTAATGGATTGTTTAATCCTCCTATGTGGGGAACTGCGTGGAGGTTGACCTCTACTCAGGAAAGCAATGACAGAGGTTCCTGGTATAATTTTGCAGTTGAGAAGGTTGCTCCAACCTTGATTCCCCAAGAGGCTTTCTTGTCTGCAAAATCTTTTTATCAATCGTTCAGGTCAGGGGCAATAAAAACTCAGGCAGGTACGACTGAAGAAGTAATAAGCGGAAGTGAGGAAAAAGAAGACTTACCGTTTTAACTTTTTGGGGCGATAACTATTCCTCCCTTTATCGCCCCAATCTTCTAGGGGAATACAATGAATATAAACGAAAAGTTTATGGTTGCATTTGAAGGATTTAGTGCAGCACATGGACAGACAAAAATATCAGAAGAAAGAAGAGCCGGTAAACAAAAGGCTCTTTCCTTTATCGTAAGGCAACCCTTCACTTTATCCTTAGTTGAGAGTCATATAAATGGATTCAAAGGTGTTGGATCTATTCCTATCAACGAAGAAAACAAGTGTAAATTTGGTGCCTTGGATATTGATCAATCTCCATTAGACCTTGTAGCATTAGATAAAAAAATCAGAGGCTTTAAAATACCTGCTGTTGTTTGTAGATCAAAATCTGGTGGGGCACACATATTCTTTTTCTTTAAAGAATGGATAGGTGCAGGAGAATTTAGAGATAAAGCTTCTGAGATATCATCTATACTAGGTTTTGGTAACTGTGAAATATTTCCTAAACAAGAGCAGGTCTTAGTAGAACGTGGGGATGTTGGCAACTTTATTAACCTTCCTTATTTTGATTCTGAACAAACTATGAGATATGCAGTTAAGGAAGATGGAGAAGAGGCAACTCTTGAAGAGTTTATAGAACTACAAGAGAGTAGAACTGTTATACCTAAAGATTTTTTATCTCTTGATTTTGGTGGATCTTCAGATCAGTTTAAAGAAAGTCCTCCATGTATATCAACAATGGCAAAGCAAGGTATTCCAGAGGGTGGCAGAAATACATCAATGTTTAATGCTGCTGTGATGTTTAAAAAGATGGATCCAGATAATTGGAAATCATTACTAGAAAACTTCAATATTACTTATTGTGTTCCTCCATTACCTGCATCGGACATTGTAACCATACAAGGACAGTTAGATAAAAAAGAATATTTTTATACCTGCGATCAACAACCTTTATGTTCATTTTGCAATAAAACTTTATGCAAAACAAAAAAATATGGAATAGGTAATCAAACTCAAACGATGGATATAAGTGGACTGTCTGTTGTTTTATCAGAGCCGAGAGTTTGGTTTGCTGATGTAGAAACAAGAAGATTAGAATTATCAACGGAAGATTTGCAGGTGCCTTTAAAATTTCAAAGACAATGCATGGAACAATTAAATTATATGCCTCCGGTTATGAAGAATGGAGATTGGCAAGCTTTGATTAATTCTTTATTAGAGAATGTTAATGAAATAGAAGTTCCCGAAGAGTTAACATATAAAGGTCAGTTTCTTGAATTGCTTGAGAACTATTGTACCGGAAGGGTGCAAGCACAATCAGCCGAAGAACTATCTCTTGGTAAACCTTGGACGGAAGATGGTGCAACTTATTTTAAGCTTGATTCTTTGATGCAGTTTCTAAGAGCAAAGAAGTTTGATAGTTATAGTCGAGGTCAAATACAAGAACGCTTGAAAGAACTCAATGAAAATCAATCTGCTAATGGTAATAAGAAATTTAAGAATACTAGAGGCGAATGGAAGAATGTCAGAGTTTGGTGGGTTCCTGAATTTAATTCCGAGGTTCAAGTTCCGAGTATCGAGATACAAGAAGAAGAGGTGCCGTTCTAATGGAAACAACTATATTTGGGCCACCAGGAACTGGAAAAACAACCAAACTTATATCTATTGTTCAAGAAGAAATAAAGAATGGAACACCACCTGACAAAATAGCTTTTGTATCTTTTAGTAAAAAAGCTGCTGAAGAGGCTAGGACTCGTGCAACAGAAAAGCTAGGTATGAATGCTGAACAAATGGTATGGTTTAGAACTCTTCATTCTTTAGCTTTTCAATGGTTAGGAATTAGTCGAAAGGATGTTTTGTTTGGCAATGATTACACACACCTTGGTAAACTTGTAGGATTAGAATTTTCGGCTAATTCTTCTGTTAGTATGTCAGACGGCACATTGTTCACGGCAGGTAAAGGGGGCGATGCTTATCTTGGATTAATTAACATGGCTCGTGTTCGTGGTGTAAGTTTAGAGCAACAGTTTAGTGATACAAATGACCGTAAGATGACTTTCCAACAAGCTAAAGTAGTGGAAAAAGCATTACATAATTATAAGAAAGCCATGAAGAAAAGAGACTTTGTTGACATGATTCAAGACTTTATAGATCAAGGAGAAGGTCCGATTTTAGATCTCCTAATAGTTGATGAGGCACAAGACCTAGTTCCGATGCAATGGGAAATGGTTAAAAAAGTTTTAGTTCCAAAGGCAAAGAAAACTTTTTATGCAGGAGATGATGATCAATGTATCTATTCTTGGATGGGAGTAGATGTTAAAGATTTTTTAAATGCTAGTTCTAATAAAATTATATTAGATCAATCATACAGAATACCTTTACATGTACATGGCATAGTAGAAAATTTAGTGGGAAGGCTCTCTAATAGGCAACCTAAAGTTTGGCAACCCACAACAAAAAAAGGTTCGGTTGTTTGGCATTATGATATGATGGATGTAGACCTAAGAACCGGAGAGTGGTTGATCCTTGCAAGAACGAATTACATTGTTAATAAAGTAGCTAATCAACTCAAAGAAAGCGGATACCTCTTTTGGAAAGAAGGTTCTGGTTGGTCTATTTCCCCAAATGTACTTAACGGAATAGAGGTGTGGAATAAAATATGCAAAAATCAAGATCTGTCGATAAGCGAATGGAAGAGTTTCTCGAAGATAACACAGCCTCATGTGTTTACCAAACATGGAAAAAAAGTGTTAACTTCTTTAGACCCAGAAAAACTATACTCAATAGAATACATGGGAGATTGTCTAAATGTGTCAGCGGAGACACATTGGAACCAAGTGGTAAAAGTATCAGACAAGGAGTTGACTTACATCAACTCAGTGAGGAAGAGTGGGGAGAAGATTTGGAACGGTTCTCCAAGAATAAAAGTATCAACGATCCATAAGGCAAAAGGTGGGGAGGCAGACAACGTCTTACTTATGCTAGAGTCGTCAAGAGCATGTGCAGAAAGTTCTGATCAAGATTCCGAGATTAGGACTTTTTATGTAGGAGCAACAAGAGCAAAAAAAGAATTACACATTGTAGAATCAAATAAGGATAATGGATTTAGATTATGAAAAAGAATATTACGGAAAAAGAATATTATGAACGAAAAAACAAAGAAAAAGAAGAGTTAGATAAACAAGGTGTTATTGATTTTGAACAAAAGAGAATTGAAAGGATGTGGGACGATCCCAATGTTGCGGACGAGGACATCCCTTGTGTAAAATTCACATTTAACACTGAATCTGGTGGCTTTATTTTTGTGGAATAAAAATCAAACGGATACAGAGACAAGGAATAAAAATGAAAAAAGATAGAAAATATTTTTTAGACGAAGCAGAGAAACTAATCAACGGACCGAGAGCCAAGGAATATGGGCCAGCTAAGTTTAATCATGAACGAATAGCCAAGATATGGTCTGTTGTATTAGCAAGAGAGGTAACCGCTGAAGAGGTAGTTGCTTGTATGATAGGAGTTAAATTAGCTAGGTTAGCTGAGACAATGGAACACGATGATTCGTGGAAAGATATTATTGGGTATGCAGCCTTGGGTGGAGAAATTGTTAATCATGAAAAAGAAACATCAATTTAACTTAGCTGATATGAGCGGGGATTGGTTTAAAGCGAAGGGACCTGAAGAAATGCCAGACTTATTAAACGAAGAAATAAAAGAAGTAGCGGCTGTTGGTCTGGAAAGCGATTGGTCTCCTCCTTCTACCTTCCCAGACTTAACTAAGTGCGACAGAATTGCGGTTGACTTAGAAACCAGAGATCCAAACCTAATGAAATTGGGACCAGGATGGTGTAGAAATGATGGATATGTTATTGGTGTGGCGGTGGCTGCAGGAGATTTTATAGGTTATTATCCAATAAGACATGAGGGTGGAGGTAATATACAACCTAAGAAAGTTTTCTCCTGGTTAAAAAAACAAATGCAAACTCCTAACATAGAAAAAGTATTTCACAATTCTATGTATGATTTGGGATGGCTAAGAGCCGAGGGCATAGAAGTTCAGGGTAAAATAATAGATACTATGATTGCGGCACCTCTTTTGAATGAGAACAGAAGATATTACAATCTTAATTCGCTTGCAGGGGAATATCTTGGAGAGTACAAGAACGAAAGAATGATGAATAAGGCTGCCGAATATTTTGGTGTTGATCCAAAGTCTGGAATGTGGCAATTACCTAGTCGTTTTGTTGGTGCTTATGCTGAACAAGATGCTAGTGTTACATTAAAACTTTGGGATCATTTAAGACCTTTATTAGATAAAGAAGAATGTAACTCTATATTTAATTTAGAATCTAGTTTACTTCCTGTTTTATTAGATATGAAAACAAAAGGTGTTCGTGTTGATATAGATAAAGCAGAGAATGTAAAAAAAATGTTAACCAAACGTGAGAAAGAACTACTTCAAGAAGTGCGTAAAGATACCGGATTCACTATTGAACCTT